GCCAAGGGATACGGGGGCGCGGATCATGATCGTGAGGAACGATTTTTCATCTACGCTCACCGGGATGGGCTGCTGCTGTGTTTCGACACCTTCTGCGGTGACCATGTGAACGGTGCCAAGGTCTACTACAACTGGATTCCTCACAGCGGCACAGACCATTGGGGCTACACCAGCAGCGGACATTTCGAGGGCTATGTGGACCGGGAAAATCCCGGGGTGTGGTGTGGCGACCACGATGCTCGCGAAGCACTGCGTCACAAGATCCAAGGCCTGCAGAGTGCTGGCCAACTGCTGCCTCGCTGGCAGCATCGTCCTTGGCTTTGGTTGCTGCACTACCAGGACACCAAGGACATCAACTACGATCATGCAGCCATCACCCAGAGCCGTATCAAGATGTGCCCCAAGTGGGTGCAAGAGATGATTGGAGAGTAAAATGGGTTACATGCGACATCACATGATTGTGGTCACCAGCTGGGACAGCTTGCGGATCCAAGAGGCTCATGCCAAGGCCATGGAAATTTTTTCCTGGGCAAATATGGGCCTTGTGAACCAAGGCATTGTGGGTGTGACGCCTATCTTCACCAGTCCTGTGAACACCTACCACACCTTTTTTGTGCCGCCTGATGGCAGCAAGGAAGGCTGGAGCGACAGTGAGGATGGTGACACTGGCCGTGCGCTGTTCATCGAGTGGCTCAACGCTCAGCGATACGAGGACGGAAGCACCCGGCTGAACTGGGCCGAAGTGCAGTATGGCGATGAAGAGCAAGACAACCGAATCCTGCGTCACGATGGCGAGGTTGTGCCTGGCAGTGTAGACAACAATAAGCAATCGTAAAAGGATCGTAGCATGCAAGTGAACAGTGAACAATGGTATGTGAGGTGGTTCCTATGGAACTGCCGGATCATGGACCGATTTTTGAATTGGGACCAACATCAAACTCGTGCTCAACGAGCTGTGGAACGAGGCACTGATCTCTGCACATTTTTTCGAACCATCCTGCTAGGCACGTTGATCACACTGCTAAACTTGTCTCTGTGGATCTACATTGTAGGTGTGTTTTTTGTTGTTCCTTTCCTGCTGTTCAACATCACGACACTAGCTATGACCATTGGCTTTGCGGTGGCTGTGATTGCAGGTGCCTTGGCTGTGGTAGTAGTGGTGGTGGCAACCCCTGAAGCAGTGAAGTGGGCAGCTCGTAAAACACGGGCCGCTGTTGAGGCAGCACCAGAAAAGGCACCCACTTTCTTGCAGGTTTGTTATCAGTATCTCGTGGGCATCAAACAGAGGTTCTGTCCCACCATCACCATCCGGAGCAAAAACCATGATTGACTTTTTTCGACATGGACGGTTTGTGTTCCCTCCCGTTGTAGGCTTGTGCGTGTTGGTATCAGTGTCTCTGGTGCTGTTTATGATGGTCATGGCCAGCAACGAAAGTCGTGTGAGACCATCTGATGCCCGCTGCGAAGTTGGCGAGGTAATGACTGGATCGGAGACCATCAAGGTCAAACTAGCATGCGCAGAAGCATCTGGAACCACAGACACTTCCATTTCGCAAGCTGCTAGCGTGGTCTCTATCTTGCAACACAAGCCAGCTACAGTGACATGCAATGTCATGCACACTGGTTGGGCGCGAGACTGCCGGGTGCCTTGAGAGCAAATGTCCAGCGAGGAGGATGAATAATGAGCAAAGCCCGAGAACGACGAGTCATCGAGCACAGGCGTGATCTGGATGAGTATCACGCTCCCATTAACGTGGCGGACTTGCCCGAGCTGTTGAATCCTGGTGCCCGGTTGTGCATCCACAGCTGGTATGACGACTGTCAGGTCTACATCCTTTGGGAAACTCCCGAGAGTGATGAAGAATGGGCTGAGCGACTGGCCAAGCTTGATGAGCAGGCTGTCAAACGTGCTGTCACTGCTGACAAGCGCAAAAGGGCAGCAGAAAAGCAGAGGCAAGAGCAAGAAGCTGCTGAGCGTGAACTGTATGAGAGGTTGAAGAAAAAGTATGGATGAGCTCATGGAGCGAGTGGTGGTGGACGGGATAGTGGCGGTGCTCTACCTTGACACCCACTATGATGAGACACAGGCATATTTGGCGTGGGAAGAGCTGGAGAGTGAGGAAGAGTGGAGGGCTCGAGTCAAAAAGCTCGATGCGGCTGCTGCTCGTCGCGCCAAGAATCCCACACCACGCAAAAGCAAGGAGCAGAGGCTGCTGGAGCAGGCTCGCCAAAAGCTCACGCCAGAAGAGTTGGCTGCCTTGGTTCGAGATGCCAGGAATAGCTTGACAATGTCCTAAAGCCTGCTATAGTGGTCACACAAACGAGGAAAGCTCATGAATCACCAGCAGGACAGAGATCTACAAGTTTGGATTGTCACGCTCGATGGAACTCAACAGGCCCATAATGTGGTTGTTGAGCTCAAGAAAATAGGATTCTTGCAGTTGACGGTAATGGATGCAATTGGCGTGATCACCGGCAGGGCAGATCAGTCTATTGCCGAGGCAGCTCGCATCCTCCCGGGTGTTTTGGATGTAGAACCAGAAACTCCAGTGTCAGTTTGATATCTCAAGGAGTATTGGATTATGCAGGACGTCTTTGGTCAGGATTTGAACGTTGGTGATAAGGTGGCGCTGACTCCGCACGGATACAAGAGCCTGGTTGTTGGCACAGTTGTGGGATTCACAGCACAGCAGGTGCGTATCAGATACGAGCGACGACATTGGTATGGCGATACGGAGGAGACTACAATCCTTAGACCTCCCGGTGATTTGGTCAAAGCCCCAGAACATTTTACCTCTTGACAGCCAGCTCAGGTCTGCTATAATGGCCACATCAAGCGAGGACAGCACCATGTCAATCAACACCAGTGAGCTTTGGGTTGTGGTCTATATCCACACTGATCCTTACAGCTTTGACACTGGCATGCCGGACACGGTCTACCTCAAGCGGGAGGAGGCTGAAGCTGCCTGCTGTGAGCTCAACAGCATGCCCAAAACTTTCAGTTGGGAACGCGAAAATCCCTATTCTGTTGAAAGCCTGTATGATCGCATGCTGACTATTCGGGAGGAAAGCCGCCGGGAAGGTGAGCGAGACGAGCGTCGCAACGCTGACGGCTACTAGGAGCCAAACGTGACCATCAACCGCAAGGCGTTTCAAACTCCGCCAAAAATCTGGCATTCAGTTATGTGGACTCGCAAGGGGAGAGACTCCTACACTGATCTTGAAGAGGCCAAACGGTGGTGCAACACTCATGCGGGAGTCCTTAGGGGCGACTGGTGCTACCATTATGGCCCTATAGAGTTCAAATTCCGCGATCCTAACATGGCCTTGATGTTTCAACTTACATGGTGCTAGTATGAAATGGGAATGGACTCAATCCGTTGTTGCCGAGCGTGATGCCTCAGGCAAGCGTCGTCGACTTGAGGAGCATGAGACCGCCGTGGAGGTGCAAGATGGCGGACAGGCACAGCTTGTGGAGTTTGCAACCCCTCGTGAGACAGGACTGTTTGTGCGCTTGCAGAGTTGGGATGATCAGCGCGAACATGCCGAAATGGATCTCTTGCTGAACAAGCGAGTGCGAGTCACTGTGGAAGTGTTGGAGGACTAGCATGGCTGTGAAAATATCATTTGTCAGGGACTATTATGAAAATCACAACAAGTATTGATGGCTATGATCGCCAAGACCTCTTGAAGTATGTGTTTGCCCATTGCGTGTGCATTTCAGAACTTACTGCCAACACTAGTAGAACAGTGGACGAAATGCAAGCTTGGTGTGAACGGGAACTAGGTGAGTGCCGAGATGGCAACATCATCCATGAAGCCATGATGGGCTGGCTGGACTATTTTGAAGGGGATTGGTGCTACATTTACAATGATCTCCACGACAACGGGGATTGGGTGTTTTGGTTTGCACGTGAAAGAGACATGATGAAATTCATACTTACTTGGTGTTAATTGGCTGCTGGAAAACTCACAGTTTAAGGATTATATTTGACATGGTAACTCAAGCAAGTTAGGTTTGTCTTGTAGATCTCAACAAGCTGTAACATCTAGCAGTTTGTTTACTAACGAAAAACAAGGTAATGTATGAAAATAATCTCTTGCAATAGTAACGTTCCTCTAGCAGACTCTATAGTGAAGCATCTTGACACACAAATAACCAAAGCGAGCATTAATGCCTTTGCAGATGGGGAAATTAGTGTGGAGATCCATGAAAACATCAGAGGCGAGGATGTGTTTGTGGTGCAAAGCACCAGCTATCCTGCAAGTCACAACCTTATGGAATTATTAGTTACTCTGGATGCTCTCCGCCGTGCCAGCTGCCGCAGGGTAACTGCCGTTATTCCCTATTTTGGGTATGCCCGGCAAGACCGTAAAAGTGGCCCCCGAACTCCCATTAGTGCCAAGCTGGTTGCCAATCTTATCACACAAGCAGGCGCGCATAGAGTTCTAACCATGGATTTGCATGCTGGACAAATCCAGGGGTTTTTTGATATCCCAGTTGACAATCTATATGCTGCTCCGCTTTTTGCGCGAGATATCAAAACCAATTTTCAAGATCGCAACATCATGGTTGTCAGTCCCGATGTGGGAGGCGTTGTTCGCGCACGAGCTTTGGCTAGTAGATTGTCATGCGATCTGGCTATTATTGACAAGCGGCGCGAACGTGCCGGGCAAAGCGAGGTAATGAACGTAATTGGCCATGTTCAAGATCGCGACTGTATTTTGATCGATGACATTGTGGACAGTGGTGGCACCCTGGTAAACGCTGCTCAAGCATTGCTAGACCAAGGGGCAGCTAGTGTAAGTGTGTATGTTACTCACGGAGTGCTTTCGGGATCAGCAGTGTCAAGGCTTTGTGATAGTGTAATTGAAAGTGTCACTGTAACTGACAGCATCAAGTTTTCCGGACAACCACATGACAAAATTCGCATTCTCAGCGTCAGTGAGCTAATAGCATTTGCTATTCAACGTATTCACACTGAACGCAGTGTCAGCAGCCTTTTTACCTAGGGAATAATATCATGGGAGTAAGTACCAACTTTTTGGTAGTTTGGGGCAGAAAAATACCTTGGCATCAACAGTTAGCGGATCTGTATGAAGAAAATTATGATGACAATCAAGCACCTTGGGTGCTTGTGGATGGCATGAGTGGCGAGTATGTTGTCATGGGAGTTAAACTTTGGGACAGCGGCGATGCACGCTGGGGATTTGAGGACATGGACCCAGCCCGTGTGATTGATCTTGCTATTTTGCCGGCTTGGGAAAAAGCCTACAAAGAGCATTTTGAAAAATACTATCCCACGTTGAGCCACTTGATGTATCCTGATTTCCAAATGCACGTATTGGCACATTTTAGCTGAAACTCATGACAGCAAACACTGAGACATTATGTCAAACTGACAGACTCCAACAGCAGCTGGAGATAGATGATTGGGTGGCTGTGAGCCTGAGTGATTACACTGATTTGATCATTGCAAAAGTTGTGGGGTTTACGCCCAAGCGCATCAGAGTGGAATACACTCCGCGCACCAGCTGGCAAAACGAACTTCGCAAGCGCACCGTCGCCTCGGAGCAGTGTGTGAAAGTTGATACCCAAGCTGTCTGCATGTATCTCATGCAAAAAAGCTAAAAATATCAATAGGTTAGCAGATCAATGATATCAATGGCTTAGCGATTTTCGCGCTCTGTCGTGCGGTTCGTGGCTGCCTGCTGTATGTTGATAGCACTAGCTGAGCGAAAAACATGGTTGACAAACTTTGAGAGCATGCTATATATGGCAGGAAGCTGCAAACAAGGGATATGCGATCATGGACCAGGATATTGTAACTGAGTACCCCAGCCTTGCCCAGTGTGTTGCAGAATGCAACAGCGATCTCAAGCCACGAGATGTTACAGGGGGTTACCCGCAAGCTGATGCACGCGACACCAGCGACATGCAGATCTTGCTGGAGGCTTTCCGGCTGTAAACCGCTGATTTTTAACGAGGTTGTCAGGCTAAAATTTTAGGTTGACAACCTCACAAACCCTGCTATCATCACGATACAAAGCACGGAGCGTGTGATGAATCGGCTGGTGATATCAAGCAAGCTGTTCAATTGGCACAGGGGTATCAGGGAGTTTTCCACGGAAGCCTCGTGCTTGGAACATGAGATGATCAGGCAGGGTCGGCGGGCAAATCAGCTGGAGCGTCGCAGGGGTTCTGCCCTTGTTGAGGCACAAGAGTGGGGCTTTTGGATGAAATCCCATAAGACCGGACGGGAAGTTTGGTTTATGTTCATCCAGGAGCACCGCCGTCAGGGCGAGCTGCTGTCTGTGGAGTTCAGGGCGGCTGACCTGGATGTTCGCTGCGTCGTGGACAACGACTGACTTTTTTGGTTGACAGTGTGGCCCCATGTGCTATAATCAGCACATAGAAGGAGATGTCATGCAAGACGTTATCAGCAAGCTGAACTACCAGGATCCCACGTTTGCTGCGGTGTATCCCCAGTGCCTGAATTGGGTCAACACCGAATGCGATGTGCGCCAGCTCAAGGCCGAGGTGGTGCAATATGCTGCAAGCTTGGGTCTCGAGGCACAGGCTCAGGCACTTGCCCCCAACAGCATGATTTTGATTGGCAAGATTGCCTACTGCCTCAATCGCGGCGCCAAGCTTGCGCCCGGCAGCAGCCAGCGCATCCGGCAGCAACTGGAAGCGGTGATGCTGCAAGCCCTTGTTGCCGAGCAGGTTCAGCCTCAGTGGGAGGAAATTCCCTCCACTGCCAACGGGCGCAAGCTCAGCAAGATTGTCAACTGCATGGCCCTGTTGGATAACGTTCGTGCCCGCTTCAACGCCGGACGGTGCGATATCAAGGCAGTTGCCGACGAGACCCGGGCTGTTGTGCGCCAGCATGGCGATAGCAAGCCTGTTGTGATTCGTGAACTGGTGCGTTGGTATCAGGAACGGTTGCAGGATGCCAGCTCTAGCCCGGCTTGCCGTAAGTGGGTCAAACCCTTGCATACCATTCTCAATACCTTGAACCTGCTTGCCAGCAATGGCAGTGCAGTCAAGGACAGTGCTCGCAAGGCGCGCAAGCGACTGGTGGCAAGCACCAGCAACGAGCGCGATCGCCAGGGCGAAAAGGCCGCCCGCAAGGTCCGTGTGCAGCAGGACAACACCCTGGGTATCAAGAGTGTGGACCCCAAGAATGTGATTGGGGCTACCGCAGCAGTGCTTTACAATACCCGGACCCATCACATCGAGCTGTATGTTGCCACCGAGCAGGTGCTTAGCATGCAGGGCCGGCAGCTGGTTGGTTGGGACAGCAAGGTCAGCATGTGCAAGACACTGCGCAAGCCCGATGAGATTCTGCCGCATTGGAGCAAGGCTGGCTCACTCACTCGCTTGTTTGTGCTGGGCAATAGCATCCGCGGCAAGCAACACGAGCTCACGGGCAAGATTACTGCGCATCATGTGATCCTCAAGGTCATGTGAACACGCAGCAACACGCTAGCTGGCGGCTCCCAGTTTAACTGGATCCTGCAAGTGCTTGATCTAGTTAAATACAGGATGAAACTTACGGAAATAACTCAACGCATTTTATGGCACAGTAGCGATGTGCCCAACATCAAACAGTTTCACTTTTTGTCACATGTGGGAACCTGGGCTGCGGCTGTGGAGCGCAGTTTGCAAAAAGACTTTTTTACTGACATGTTGGCAGGTGATCAAGCCTCAAAGACCTATATGTATCAGGTCAACATGGATGGATGTGACAAAGGTATTCAGGTCCTGGATGGCCCAAATTTTAGTGAAAAGTGGGATCACATTTACCACAACACAAGTCGCATGCCACAAGAACTACAACCATTTTTGAGAAAGTCAAGCTTCGATGATTGGGAAAAAAAGTTACCGGGCATGTTCCGCAAACTGGGAATAGACTTTCTTTGGTATCACAACCGCATTGAAAGTCCAAACAGCCGCAGTTATATTGTGCTCAATCCCAAGTGTTTTAAAATAGTTGGCATGCAGGCTTACACACCACGTGAGATATTGTTGGCTAATCCCAAAGTGATTGACCTTTTTGTGCGCCGAGGAGTTTGGACTAAATGGCAGGCACAGAAGGTAAGCGACCTGCTGCTATAAACCTAGTGGTTGACATTATGGTATGATGTGTTACGCTGTGATAGCTGATATAGGGATCCACACAGGTCTGACCACAAGCAACAGGTTTTGATGGCACTCGAGGCAGCACGAGCGAGAATTGACTTAGAAGATTGGCATGGAGAATGTGTGTGCCTTCACAGGACACTAGGACGATGCCCTTGCCTTGAGGAACATCAAGAGCTGTTGACTCAGCTGGATGCTGCCATCAAAACCATGCAAACTGTTTGACAGGAGATTGTCGTGCTGCTCCACACATTAGTTGAACGAAAACTCATACACCCACCCAAGTGGTTACCGGACAACACTCAGTTTCTGGGGTATGCTGGTAGTGTTGCCTATGGCGTATCCAGTGATACCAGTGACATGGATTGCTTTGGCTTCTGCATCCCGCCCCGTGAGATTGTGTTCCCCTTCACCGACGGCGGCAGGGTCTATGGCTTTGGCACACAAGAACAGCGGTTTCGAGTGTGGAGCGAGCATCACATTCAGCTGCCGGATCAACGGAAAGAGTTGGACTTTTCTATTTATAATATCGTTGATTTTATGCAACTGGCGATGGAGAATAATCCAAATGTTTTGGACGTTCTCTTTCTTCCCCGCCGCTGCATTCTCCACAGCACCAAAATCGCAGAGCATGTGAGAGAGCATAGGAAAGAGTTCCTCCACAAAGGAGCTATGGGAAAACTTCGGGGATACGCATTTTCACAAATGTCAAAAATTCGCAACAAAACCAACAGCAGCAATCCCAAAAGAGCTGCCACTATTGCTGAACACGGATGGGATCTGAAGTTTGGAGTGCATGTAGTGAGGCTCATGCTGCAATGCGAGCAGATCCTGGTAGAGCATGACCTTGACATTGAGCGCAACAGCGAGGTGCTCAAGAGCATTCGGCGAGGTGAGTGGACACTAGAGCAGCTGGACAGTTGGTTTGATGTCAAGGAAAAATCTCTAGAGACACTACATGCCAACAGCACGTTGCGAGATAAGCCAGATGAGGAAAGCCTCAAGCGGCTCCTTTTAGATGTCCTTGAAATGCACTATGGTTCACTAACCACCACGGTGGTGCAGACCAGCAGCATGGGCACGCTATTGAGTGAGCTTGAGGCTTTGGTGGAGAAGTATAAGGCCTGAAACGAGGATTACGTTGCTATATCTTGCTTGCGTATTCTACCGGCGCGTGTTTGATATGTTGTTCCATCTGGTCTTGACAACTTCAAGATCCCTGTTTTGCCAATAGAGGTTATTTGAGAACCATCTTTTAGCTTTGTACCAATTTGTATTCCCTTGGCTTGCATAAGTTTTTGTGCAGCAGCCAGTTTCTCTTTTTGGATATTCGCATAATTGGGAAGTACACCAGCATCTTGAAATACCTGTTGCATTTGATCAAGCTTGGGCTTGTCTTTGGCAGCCAACAATAGAGAGTCAGGACCCATCCCCCTATCTTGATAATATATGACAGCTATACCCAGAGTTGGATTTTCATGTACATGCCAGCTATAGCCTATGCTTGTTGAATATTGACGGCTTCCACTCATCATGCTGTTGCGAGCCAGCTGTAACTGATCTATTACACTGTCAACGTCATAACTAACCGCTCCAGAGCGTCGTAGTATGTCTTGACGGAGAGTGTCAGGTCTTGCAGCGTTCCCTGCTCTAAATCCTGGCTCAACACGTTTTATGGCATTATACATCTTTGTGACGGGATAATGCTGACGCACATAAGTTTTTGCATCCTCTATAGTATGCTCTGTATCTCCAGCTTCCTCTCTGCCATCCTTGTTTCCTTTCCATTGGATTGATTCAAGTAAGTTGAGTATTTGCCGAATTTGTTGGCTTGACATTATATTTCTCCGTGCCTAAATGGATGCAATATTTATCTTGTTGATCTTGTAATATCAGAGTTAGACTTAGCTGCTATTAAAATGCCATAATAGCATTATGGGTTCTCTATTGGGTAAACTGGAAATAACGGGTGTGGAGGCATAAGGCTAATGCCACTTTGGCTTGCAGAGATTTTGGTAAGTCTCCTCATAGGATCGATCTGGACTTTGGGGGCTGCACTTTGGCCCCCAAGTTCACTGTCTGTTAAAGTAGCCCGGCCTTTGGCCATGGTGTGCTGGTTGATTTGTGCTGTAATGTCTGGATGGGCCACTGGGGTTTGGTGGACTGGCCCAATCTTGGTGCTGTGCCTTACGCTTTTGGTTGTGTAGCCGGACGGAGGGTTTAGCGGTTGACAATACAGAGCTCTGTGCTACTATACGGTTATACATATGCAGGAACACGAGCATGAGTTTCCATAGACCGCGAGCACAGATCCGACAGAATGTCCTGGATGCTGCCCAAGAGCTTGAAAAAACCGATCTATCTCGTGGCCCCAACTATCAGGTCATGCGACAGGTATATGCCTACCTTGTGGGCCAGCCCGGCGATGCTGGTGTTCCTGGCGATGTTGCGGCTGATGTTGTGGCCAGCATGAGCATCAATGTAAGTGAGGGTGGGTTTAAGGATCTGGAACTGCTGGCTGCTGTGGTCAACAGTGTTGCGCTTGCGCTCAAGCGCATGTATCGCACGTTGGAGATTGATTTCGGCAGCACCAAAGCCGCTAGCATGATCGTCAAGATGGCACCACAGTTTCGTATTGATCTAGACTGGTAATGGTTTACGACGTTGCACTGCTGACCATGTGTTGGGGCTTTTGGGGTCTTGCCTATTGGCTTTGGCACGCTGCCCCCCACAGTCCCGTGATTCAGGTCAGCGTGTGGCATGTGTTGGCTGTGGCAAGTTGGGCCGCTAGCTTGATGTTGTTTTGTTTGCTAGTTGAATGGATTCTGTTGGCAGTGGGCTTGTTTAGTCTCTTCACCATTATCATGTTGGGATAGACACATGGACGCTAAGTTTCGCAAGATCCTAGAGACAGCTTTTCATCCCGCTACTGGTGATGGGGAAGCCCAAGCTGCCTTCCATGCTGCACGTCGCATGAGTGCATCGGGAGGCCTGACCAAGCTGCTAGGCGCCTCTGCTGCGCCACAAGTTCGAGAGGTGGTTCGAGTGGTCTATAGAGAGCCGCACCACACTGACTCTCTGACCATGAGTTTCAAAATCGCAGCACGTTGGCAGCACAGCTTTATTGAATACATCTGGCGTGATGCACAGAGCTTGGGGCTGAAGATTGAAATCCGGCACTGCCGATGCAGAGATAAAACAATTGACAGTGGACTGGATCTCAAGCTTGAGGTGTTTGGTGGACCCAATGCCCTGCGTGCATGGGACCGCAAAGTTGACAGCTACATCGCTCACATGAACAACAATGCTCGACCAAAACCAACCACTGGTGTGGCGAGCGATGAGCTCCAGCACAAGGCAGGATTTTGGAGCAAGCTCAAAGGGCTTTTTACCAAGGAGTAACCCCCATGCAACCGGATATCATCCACAGCCTTGACCAAATCACGGTAATGATTGATCATCTAGCAACGGAATTTCAAGTTCCTTTTCGTAATGCCGCACATCGTTGT